TGAGCTGAAACGCCACTGCTAGGGTCTTCCAAGGCTTTCTCGTTTTCTGCAATCATCCTCTCTAAATAATCTTTACATTTGTAAAGGTCTGTTAGATTATTAGCCTTTGAACTGCCTGGCCGAACAAACCTATCAAGATACCTTCTGATATTACCGATACACCAAACATCTCCATGTTCTTTCTTAACTCGGTAATAATCTGAAATCTGATCATACTCCTTTTCGCCGTATTTTAAACGGTTTGACGCCTCTAGGCTTTCGATTAATTTTGCGCTGTTACTCATAATTACTGTCTTTAATTTGATATAAAATTTTAGTATCCAAAATGTAATCGAAATCGAATTTTCTCAATTCCAATAAACACAAATGCGCTGATTCTCTTATACCCTCTATACAAACTTGTTTTTTGTCTTCAACGCCTTTATTCCCAAGCGTGATTTCCTTTTTTATATAATGGTACATTGATAACCAATCCGCTATCTTAACCAATCTATAAATATAGCTTGGAAAGTTTTTTTGTAGGTATTTTCTAAACATTAAATCTGTAGCTGTATTATCTGGGAATTTCTGAGAGACTTTATGGTCAACAAATCGGTCTATTTCTTCCCGAAGGTCTATGCCGTTCAATTCGTTATATTTCACTGGACTAAGAATATCGCCAGTAAAAATTTCGTCATAATCGTGGAGTACTGCATACGATAAAACTTGTAATTTAACAGAATCATCTTCTCCAAAGACTTCCTCTGCTATAATCATACTAAAAATAGAAACGGTATGGGAATGATGCGCCACTGTTTCATCTTTTATTCTATTTAGTCCATTCCAACGTATGGTATTACTCAGTCGGTCAAACTCAGGGTCGAACAAGAATTTTTTGAAAATTTCCATAATTAAAGATTTATTATTTTAGTTCCACTATCGGCAAAGAATACATTTTTATTTCTGTAAGAATCGAATTTTATTACTCCCGAAATTGAAAACATATCTTTACTTACGCTTAACTCTGTTATCCTTTCAGAAAATCTTTTATTGGCCCAATGGTCGTTCCAGAATTGCAAATGAATAAAGGAATTGTTATGCCTTAGATTAACTACACAATATTCACCTTTAACTGACTTCCTCACCGCTATGGAATCGATTACACCAGCGATTATTACTCTCTTTGAAGTTTCCCTTTTAAATACGTAATCATTGACTAAATCGCCATTGAAATAGTATTTTTCGAAATCGCTTTTATTTGGCCATTTCTTTTCACAAAGGGCTGAGAAATTTATATCTCCAAATCCAGTTAGCTCTCGCTGTTTAACTCTCCAAAACCAGTTCTTGTTTTTATTAGGCGAATTTTCGATGTCCTCTGGGAAATCAGAATTTATAGAACTAAGATATTGTTTCAAAATTTGGTATCTGTTCCTTACTTGCTTTGAGCTGAAATTTAGATTTTCTGAACCTATATTGTCGAACGCTCCCGCCATAATTAAGCAACTGATTGTTCTCTTATTAACTTTGGATTTGACAACTCTCTTAACGAAATCTTCAAGACTGAAAAACTCGCCATTAGCTCTCTCCTCTAAAATACTGTTAACCGCAATAGCTCCTACGTTTTTGATTTTCTTAAGTGACCAATAAATTTTGTTTTCTTCGGGGTCTGGAACAAAGTCGAAATTAGATTTATTCACATCAGGTTCTGCTATCGTTATTTCCTCGCCAATCTGTTTTATCTCAGATATTCTGTTTGGTACTTCTTCATCCTCTTTTGAGAAATTAAGAGATACAGTCCAAAACTCTAGCGGGTAATTTACTTTGAGCCACTGACTCCAATATCCCATAAGTGAATAAGCTGAGGAGTGGGATTTGTTAAACCCATAAGATGAAAATGCAAATAATTTCTCCCACACCCTTTCAGCCTCTTTTTGTATGTCTTTTTTGAATCCCCTATCCTTTAAAACTTTACTGTACCCAGCAATGAATTTTACCTTAAATTTATCAAGAGCTTTTTTATCAAACTTCTTCATAGTGGTTCGAACTTGGTCGGCTTCCACTAAACTTAGCCCAGCAACTACCATAGATTGCATAATCTGTTCCTGATAAATATAAAGTCCTTGCGTTTTCTCGGTAACTTTTTCCATCCCAATATCAAAAACCGCTTTCTTGGTTCCGTTACGAAACATAACAAAATCGTTATGGGCGTGAGACTTCATTGGGCCAGGTCTAAAAATAGCGTTCACTGAAATCAAATCCTCAATATCGTGAGGCTTAACTTTTTTAGTATAGGCTTTCAATCCGTAAGTTCCGAACTGAAATACATCCTCATTCCATCCGTTCGTGAAGTATTTAAAAACCCTTTTATCATCGGTTGGGATTTCGTTTAAATCAATTCTTATTCCTTTAGTTTTTTCCACTAAATTTATAATGAATTTGAATTTATCCAATTGCGCTATTCCCAAGATGTCCTCTTTTAGAAATCCAGCAGCATCAATATATTTTCCTTCCCATTCTGATATAAGATTTCCGTCAATTATCTTTACAGGAAGCCAGTCAAACACTTCCATCTTATTTCCTTTATCGTCATACTTTGGAACTATAATAACGGCTGAGGCGTGAACTGAACTGGAGCGGGATTGCCCCATAGTACATTTCATAATCTCGCATATGTCTATATTTTCCTGAACGAAACTTTTAAGAGCTTTTGATTCCAAAGCGTTCGTGAAAATATCAGCCCAGTCGAAATCTATCTCATCAGGGATTTCCTTAGTGGCATAATTTATCCTATCAAAATCTAATCCCTTTGCTCTCCCAAAATCTTTTAAGGCTGATTTGGTTTTCAATCTCGAATAAGTACCAATGGAGCAAACGTTGTTGTGTCCAAAGCGTTCCTCGATATAATGCTTAACATCATTTCTTCTACCGCTCTCAAAATCCACATCAATATCTGCATTCTGGTCTTTTCGCTTTTCCTTCCTAACTGCTATGGAGATTACTTTCATGGCTTTTTCATTTTTTCAACGTCAATATCTATTTTAATTAAATCTAACTTTGAATTAATCTCTTTCATCTTTCCATTCATTAAGGGAACTGAATCACCCTCGCTTACAGAGATCACTGTTCCATCTTCCATAGTAAGGTCGTAAATTACCTCTGGAAGTACACGTGTCTTATTTAAAAATCTCTCAAATAATAAATCGTAAATTATCGGGTCAATCTCTATTATTCCCAAAAGATAGGCTACCAAAGAACCTCCCGCAGAACCCCTGCCTGGTCCAACTAAAATATCGTTTCTTTTACACCAGTCTATGATATCCCAAAGTATTAGGAAGTAATCAATCAAATCACCCTGAACGATAATTTCATTTTCAGTATCCACTCTATCGAGATACATAGCGATTTTCTCATCATCGCCTTTATACTTCTTGTAGATTTTTTCCTCAAATCCTTTCGCTATCAATTCGTGATAAAACTCCTCTTTATTTTTTCTCGGATATTTCGGGAGCTTCGAGTGACCTGTTTCTATCGTGAAATCACATTTGGAAGCTATTTCGTCAGTGTTCTGCAACGATTCGATAAATAACCCTAGAGCCTTATCATTTTGCTCGAACAGTCTCGAATTTCCGTGTATTATTTCGTCAATAGATTTTAGATATTGGTCTTCAGATTCTATGGATGCTTTTCGGTCTATTTTATTCAAAATACCTTTTACGCTACAATCTATTTTTTCGACATAGTAAGCATCTGGAATGTATATCGGTTTTATATATTTTGAGAAGTTATCAAAATATGCCTTAATCTTTCTGATGTTATCCACATCGTAATTATCGTCAAGAAATTCTGTTAAGTCTATCTGAAAATAAAGGTCATCTTTATTTATGAAGGTTTTATATATTTCCAAATCAGTCAAGAAGTCTCTCCTGTTATTTAAACTACTATATAAAAAGCTCTCTCTTGAAAATACAAATATCAATCCTTCGGTAAATTGGAATAAATTTTCTTGAGGTATGAACTCGCCTAAAAAATCTATATTCAATATTTTGGATATTCTCAAAAGGTTTCTCCAACCCTCTTCATTCTTAACGTAAATTTTCATATCATAAACGTTCTGATATTCCTTTTCCGCATCGTAATCGTAAGCTACAGAAATAGTCATTCCCTTTATGCTTTTTATTCCGTGTTTCTTACAAGCAATCTGAAATGATAATGTTCCTGCTAGTGTATTTTTCTCGCAGATTCCCAAAGCCTCGAATTTGAAATATTTAGCTTTCTTTGCCCACGTCTCACACTCTCCGCTTCCGTTCAATAATTCGTACCCAGTATGAACTCCTAAACTGCAATAATTATATTCTTTAAAATCTGATTGATGGTCTCCGATGTTTCTGAAATCGTTGAACTCTGGTTTTATAACATCCTCGTTATATTCGTTTTTCTTCTTATTGGAAATTTTACAAAAGTAGTATCTATTCCCAAATTTGAATACTATGTATTCTATGTCTTTATTCTCTTCCAAGAAATCATATTCTTCATCCGATAAATTGAGTGAAAAATCTTTATTGATTATGATACCCTCTTTATCTTTTACAAATAACATTTTTGAAAAATTCTCGATAATCAAAACTGCACCCTTGAAAGTGCAGTTTATGTTATTATTCTCTATCCAATTTAAGATATCATTATCCATTGTTAAAATTTTCCGATTAATTCACCTGAATCTAAAATGTCGCTATCTATTCTGGCGGCAAAGAAGTTCATAGCTAATACAACGATGTCTGCATCGTGAAACTCTTCATCCGCTAGATAGGAAGCTCTGTGAAAATATTTTAGCCTTATTTCGTCTGTTTTAGTCTCCTTTTTGTAGAGCATATAAAGATAAAGCAACTCATAAGTCAAATAAAGGAATTTTGAGAACTCTCTTAACTTTTGCAGAAATTTCTCTGGCGCTCTCTCATCTTTTGTTAAGTAATCAATAATCTGTCCCATGTAGCTATCAACTTCCCTTAATCTCAAATTAATACTTCCGTAAGAGAAATTCATATCTATTTTTGAAGGCGAAGCAATCTCATACAAGTCTGTAAACTTAAGGTTTGAAAACTGCATATTTTCATACATCTTCATAGCGATGTCGTTTCCTAGATAAAAGTGCAAACTTTGAGAATTATGAACTTGAGTTCCTAGCTCTATTTGTAGAATGTTACTCATAACCTCCGTAACGAAACTGAACTGAAATACATTGGTTGGTAGTCCCCAGTGTAAATCGTTACTTCGGTTTGATATGGTGGAGTGCATTTTTCCCTTTCTGACTTTAATCATAAGTAAATCATTACACGGAGTATCTTTTGTCTTAGTATTCAAATCCAAATCGGGATTCCAAATTGAAAGCACTACTCTTCTGCATTGGGAATCGCTTGCAAGGATTTCGAGATTTTCCAACATTTGGTCTCTACCCTCAGCGTATTGATTAAAAGCGTGGGCTTGTTGTTCGCCAGTAGGTTTGAAATGATCTGACGATGGCACTCCCCAATGTCTTAATCTAAAACCGTATGGGGCGTGAAAAGTAATTCCGTCATCAGAATAGTCTCTAATGTTTGAATTGAAGATTTCTAAAAACTCAACATCTTTTCTTCCTACGAAAATCCACATTGCTTCCGCTAACAAGAAAAACACGTTGATGTTCCTTTCGTTATTCCCAACGCATCTTTTATAGGGATTAGTGATTTCTGTTTTGAAATTTAGAATTTCTTTTGTGTCTCCATTTCGGCTCTCCTCCATGTCGGCATTCTCTACCATATACTTGTTAATGAATGGGTAGGATTCTGAAAAGCTTTCAGTGCTAATCGAATTGTTTATAATTTGGTGTTTCATAATATTGAAGTATTTTATATTATAAACTTTGATTAAAATAAAAAACCTCTTATCTTTCAATAAGAGGTAATTCAGGTTTAGTTTGGTTAATTATTTTTTTGATTTCTTTTTAGCTACAGGAATCGGAGCTGATTTTGAAACTGTTTTCTTTTTCGCTACAGGCTCTTCAACTTTTTTAGCTTTCTTTTTCACTACAGGAGCATCGTCTTCATCCTCATCTTCGTCTTCATCCTCGTCAACTACTGGAGCAGGTTTCGCTTTCTTTTTCACGTCAGCAGCTTTTTGCTTTTGAGTGTTTTTCAATTGCTCTTCCATTTTATCTCGGTTTTTCCCCAACTTGTTATCTTTACCTTCCAAGTTTTTAAGGAATTTAGTGAAAGCGTCAGCGTTCGTTTTCAAAGCTGAAGTAATGTCTTTCAAAGTAACCTCAGTTAACATCGGGATTCCAGCTCCAACCATTTTAACATCGAAGTCGTCTCCAAACAATTCTGTTAATTTGTCTTCATCTTTTATCGCTGAAGAATAAACTCCTCCGATTACGTCACCGTTGATGTATTTTGGAGAGTCAAAAGAGAACAAAACTTTTACAGAATTTTTCCCGATATACTTAACAGAAACTCCACCGTTTTGGATGAAATTGAATTCGAACTCTCCAAATTTGGATAATCCTTTTCTCAATCCGTCATAAAGTGCAGCATGCTCTTTATTCCCTTTTGGGTCTAACTTAGTAGAAACTTTTGGAGAGGCATCTTTCTTAGCTGGAGCTTTGGCAGCTGGCTTAGCAACCGCTTTCGCTGGTGCGGCAACCGCTTTTTTAGGCTCTGGTTTCGCTGGAGCTTTAGAACTCGCTTTTGCTACTGGGGCGGGAGCTTTCTTGTCCGATTTTTTAGCGACAGGAGCAGGAACAGCTTTTTTGGATTTTTTCTTTGGAGCTTCTTCTTCCTCCTCTTCATCCTCATCTTCTTCTTCGTCCTCATCCTCATCTTCGTCATCCTCGTCCTCGTCCTCGTCGTCTTCATCCTCATCATCTTCGTCCTCGTCTTCATCGTCTTCATCTTCCTCGTCAGCCAAATCATCGTTTTCAGCTTCTGGGTCTTCAACTAAAGCGAAAACAATATCAAAAATGTCTTCCCAAGATTCTCCATCGTCTTTGATTCCCAAAGAAACCATCATTTCAGACATTTTTTTACGGCTGTCTTCTTCCGTTTTGTAACCTTCTAAACCGATTGATTTTAATTTGCTGATTTGGTCTTTACTTAACTTTCCCATGATAATAAAATTTTTAATTGTTGTTTTTAATTGTACTGATTTAATTGTATAACTCTGTTTTTTATTTTTGCTCTAAAAATTCTCTGATTCTTAGTAACCCATTATTAATCGCCTCTTTGGCATTTCTATGCTTCTCTGTATTATTATTCCCGCTTGCGTATTTTACAACGCTCTTAAGATCAAAATTGTATAAGAAGAACAGCTTCATAATTCTCTTCTGCTTTTTATTCTCGAATAAATCTGATAAACTCTGGAAGCCGACTTTTATGTCTAGCTTTGTTATTTCCAGTCTATCTTGGCCAGCGTGAACGTATTGAATGTCCTCGATAGATGTAAAATTCACTTTGTTGATTTCCTTTATAAAATCCCGAACCTGATTCAACATAACCGTTCGAAGGTAGAACTCAATCGGCATCGGTTTCATACGCCCAGTCTTTTTATAAGCACCCCACTTAATTGCGTAAGCCTTAATGGCTAGAAACAATTTCAGTCTCAATTCCTGACGTATATCGTCTTGGTCCATCCCTAGATTTCCCGCTTTCGTAATCCTTTTGGCGTAGTAATCTGCCAAATACGAATATCTGTGGTAAAATTCCTCTGCCTTGGTCATACTAAAAAGGTTCTGCTAGGAAGGTGGTTAAAAAATCCTCTAATTCTTCTAAATCGAATTTTCCAATTAATTCTCCGTTAATCTCGATTGTGGCTGCTGATATCTCCTCCTTATCGTTTTTAAGATAAGTGACTCTGACGTCGTCTCCCTTCCTAATATTAAATTTCTTATCTATTATGATTTGCGTGTTACGCTCCGATTTAAAAACTCTTGTTTCCATGATGCTGAATTTTTACGATTAAGAATTATATTTTACGTTTCTGATATCTGAGATAAAAAGCTCCCCGATTGGAAACTCTACCTTTCTAACTTTATAGATTGACCATGCTACTCCGAAAAAAGCCTTATATACAGACCCAGCATACTCGATAGAATTAAGGTTATTTTCGTCTTTAATCCACTGCATCTCTCCTCCGTTCTGGCGGTGCTGATTAACTACGATAATTTTATACCCCTTTAAAAGTTTATCTACGATTAACTTTTGTGCTGGAGTTAATTTTACCCCTTCTAATGCTTCTTGTAATTTAGCTATATTTTCCATGATTTCCGTTTTTAAGATTTTCCGTTTGTTACTTTCAACGATACAAAGATATAACCTTTTCTCAGAAGAAAAAAATTTTTACCAAAGTTTTTTTGGAAAACCACTAAATTTTTTTATTTCATAAAATTCTTCTTATAAAATTGATGTCTATGTTATCGTGAATCTTGGAATTTGTGTCCGTGATCTTACAAGTGGAGTTATCCATATTGTAAGAGTTTAGTTTAACAACTCTCCCTTTATAAGAGAAATCAGAGTCAATCTTGAAATAAAAATACTTGTCCTTTTTAGTCATTTGGTTTGGTATTCCAAATTCGTTATAGAACTCAGATTCAATTTCAGTCAGAACATCCTCATTATCGAATATATTAAATAGATTATTGTTATTACAAATATCCAATATCTTTTCCTTTTTGAACTCCAAGATTTCCTTGAATTTCTTTTTTTCTTCCGAATTAGCATAAATCTTGATGCGCAGTTGGTACATTAGATATTCTAACTGCAACTGGCGCAAGTATTCCGCTATTGGTAAATTCCTAGAACTGGTCATAATTTAATTACTGTTTTTCGATTGAAATCTCTAGTGTTCTTGAGATTTTCAAAAATTTGTACGATTTCCTCATTGCTTGATTCATTAATGTCTTTATTAAAAGTATAGCCCACTTTAACATTAAAGAACTTGTCTAGCTCTAAAGAAAATTTCTTCATTTGTTTTATTGCATCGTAATCAAAGACAAGAATAACATTCTCGATTCCTGCTCGTAGAATTTTTAATACTTGGGTTGTTGAGATTTTTTTACCGAAAGTAGCAAGACAGACTATATCATTACATAAATCCAACCTTAAGAAATTATCTAAAGTAATTTTGTCAATTATTCCTTCCACTAAAATAACGGTTGTAGTCGATTGATTAACCTTATCGAATCCATAAAGTAGTTTAGAGAAATTCGCACCCTTATCATTCCTGTAACGTGCTATGGTTTTGCTTTTTTCCTTCGGGATTGGTTTAGTATATCGGGCAACGTAACCTTTACACCCGTCACTCTCATTTACAGAAAAAATAACATAATCCTTTAAAGAAGGTTTTAGGTTTGTAATCCCAATCACGTTATCCTTAAAATTTTGTGGTATCAGTTTTCGGGTCTTAAGATAATCATTTTCACTTTGGCGTTTAAATCCAATTGGAAGTTTCCTAACTGCTGAAACAGAACTTTCTTCCTCCTCTCCATCTTCCTCCTCTCCAAAGATAGTTTTTATCCGACTTCTATCAATACTTTTGAACTCGCCAATCATATGGCGTTTTCCCAAATGTATTAGGAGCTTAAAAATATTCCCATCACTCCCGCAACTTTTACAGTCCCAGAGCTGAGAATATCGGTTTATATAAAAGTGATGATTTTTCCCGCAGAACGGACAGTCAGAAATAATATGGCCTTTTGGCCCATTTCTAAATCCGTTGGGAAAAAGGCTCTCCAAATCCTCTTTTGAAATAGTTTCCATTGTTAAGTAATTTCGTCATTATTATTTATGTATTCTATAGTTCTTGACCTATCGTAAAATCTTGAGCGCCTAAAGTTCGTAACTACGTGAGTAACCTCGCCTGATTGGTTATCCCTAATCTTATCTCCATAAAGTCTGATTACGGAAGCAAACTCACCATTTTCGTTTTTATGCATCTTTTCAGAAAAGGTCTGATTCATCGTGAAGTGCATATCAAAAGGTTGTATCTTATTTTTAGCCTCAGACAGATATTCTCTCGTCATTACGAAAGAGGAATCATTTTTCAAATCAGAAGGAAGGTTTGACGCCTGAGTTACTGTAGCTAAAACTACATTAAACTCCATTGCAACCTCTTTAAATTGTTGAGCTATTTTTTGCTGTCTAAAACGTTCCGTGCCTGGATTATAGTTTACGCCATCCTCAATATCGCAAAGTTCCAAATAATCGACGCATACCAAATGTATTTCTCCATATAGCTTAATAGCCTCACGAATAGAGTTTCTCATGCTGGAAATAGTAACGCCTCCAAATCTCTCAAAAGCCTCGATATAAATCTCACCCTTCATTCTTTTAATAGCTCTTTCAAGCTTTTCCTTTTTCAGAATATCATCGCCTGAAATCCTAGAAATTTTAACATCATTATAAGGTATTCCACTCCAAGCTGCATCCATCCTAGTCATAACCTGTTTCTTGGTTCCCTCAATCTGAAAGAAAAGAACGTTTTTCCCAGACACCGCTGTTCTTACCGCATAGTGTATTAAGAGCTGTGATTTACCAATTCCCGATTCCGCTAGAAACAAAACAGTTTCTCCTCTCTCTGGCCCACCACTCGTCATTTCGTCCAAGCCATCTATATAAAAAGGAATTTTGTCTCCATGATTCTCTGGATTCTTACGCTCCTCAAATCTATCTTCAAAACCCTCAAACAGTTTAGTATAAATCTTATCCTGAATCGAAAACTCATTCAATGTATTGGAACCCTCTCTAAATGCTTGTAAGGCTTTGTCTCTCTCGCCTCTATTATATAGCTCACCCGCCTTATCAAAAGCCTCTACAAACATGGATTCCTTTATGAACTCCTGTAGTATCGTAACTAAGTCTATTTTGTGAACGTCAGCCGATAATTTTATATCATTTATAAAAGTCCTAACATCTTCATCCTTTCTTAGCTCCGCTTGTATTACTCCTAAAGATGGAACTGTATTTTTCTCATAATATAATTGAGTAGCCTTTTTCCAGAACTTCTTTTCATAATCAAACGAAAGGTATGAGTACTTCAAATGCTTCAAAAGAATCTCGAAAATCGCATCATCTTTAAAAGCACATTTAAAAATCTCGCAGACAAAATTATCCGCTAGTATGTTTTCTTTAGCCATTATATTTTCTTAATTCGTAAATTCGTGGGTACATTTCTTTTAGAATATCCTTACAGTGCTTTGCAAAAGCGCAGTTTAAACAGTGGGAACTTTTATGATTATATAAAGTCGTTGTTAAAATACAACTTTCAATTCCCAAGTCCGTATTTAAAAACCTTAGTTTGTCGTTTTCCTCAACCTGATTTATTTCAATATATAATCGGTTGAAAATATCCTTCGGGGGTCTAACATCTACCGTTAAATCAACCATCATTTTAAACTTCTGTCTAACGTGATACGATGCTTTCCTTTTATCGACTTCGCTCCACCTTTTCAAAGAAGTTGAACCGAAAATCCACTCAACCCTTATCGTCATAGCTCCGCTCCAAGCATTAACCGCTATATAGTGATTAAACTGATACTCGACAAATTTATTTAAAGCGTGAATCTGAATCTCAGGCGAACAAGTCTGTTCCTTGAATTTCTCGATAAAGCCATAAATAAACTCCTCTCTCTTATCGGACATTTTTACAAAAAATCTTTCCAACTTATTGGTTTTCATGTAAAAGTGTTTGAAGCTATCTATTACCATTCTTAACTCTGCCTTTTTTCTAACCATATCCGTTGTTAAATTACATTCTATTTTCTGAAAGCCATTCCTTGATAGATTCCTCTAAATCACTCCAGTGTTCGTCATTCTCATTTTCATATATTTCAATTCTATTTTCCCCAATCTGGTCGTTATAAATTTCCAACCTATTAAGGCTATGTTCTGAAAAGTATTTGTTCCCGATGTCTAGTATATCTATAACGATGGACTTCTTTTTTGTCTCCGTAACGCCTAAAACCCTTCCAAATTTCTGGATAACATTCGTACCTTCCAAACCGCCATCTGAGATCACTACAAGCTCAACCTCTGGTAAAGTTATCCCTTTTCGATAGATATTTGATGCCAAAAGAATACCGCCTTTCTTGTTTTCTAAGAAGGCTTGTTTTTCTTTCTCTCTCTCTTTTCCGTCATTATCCCCATCGATGAAAACGTGTCCTGTCATTTGGGAGACTTTTCTTCCATGATATTTGGAATTAAAAAGGAATAGGGATTTCCATTCATTTCGAACGCAAATCTCCAATATCATTTTCAATATTTTATTTCGCTTATCGTTATCAAAGATACAAGATTTCAAAAAG